GGAAATAGCTTCTCTAAAGAAGCAGTATAATCAAAATGGGGTGACTAATCCTAACTATGTGGGGGACTCACCTCAAGCTCAGGTTCAACCAGAACCAGTCGAGGATCTTTCTGGCGTTCCAGAAGATCTAAAGATTACACCACCACCTACTCCTCAGCCTGGATCTACGGCTCGGGTTAGTGCAGAAGATTGGCTTCGTTGGGGCAAGGAAATTGACTCAACGGGTGCCGTAAGTGCAACTACTCGTAAAGAAATCCAAGCTAAGATGGGTGCTGATGAAGTAATCATTGAGCAAATGATTAAGGGTCGTAAAGCATTAGCAAAGCAATCTTGGGAAGATGCGGCAGTTGTCGTGGGCGGAAGTGACAACCTTAAACGTCTATTCAAGTGGGCTCAAGAAGCCAAGCCAGCTGATGAAGTTGCGGCTATTAATCGCTCTCTTCAAACAAACGCCTATAAGAATGTCCTCCTAGGTCTTAAGGCTGAATATGAGCAAACACAACCACAGGCAAAACCCAAGGCTCAGGAACCCCAGGCTATGCAAAATCGGGTTAATCCCTCACAGGTTCCACAATCCGTACAGGTATTTAAAAACCTTGCTGAACAACAAGCTGCCCTACGCGATCCAAGATTTCGTGTAGATTCAAAATATAGACAGGCAGTAGAAGCAATGGTTGTTAATACATCTCGTTACGGTTATAGAAATCGTTAACTCCGTATAATCCATTAGGACACGGACTAATTAATAATTTCTCCTTCGTTAATATTTATTTAATTTAAAAGAGAGTTTCTATATAAGGAGAAACAAACATGCCAGAGAACATTAATAATTTATTCCCAATTGATTCGGGTTATCCTTCTATTAACGTAGGCAATGCTTCAAACATGGATGGTCATGGTGGCTGGCCTAAAGGTGGTCAAGCTGCCAGCCCAAACAGCATTCCTTCAGTTTCTGGTGCAACTGATCCTTCATACTGGCTTCCTATTTGGTCAGGCGAAGTAATCAATGCATATGATCAATATAATATTTTTGAACCAATGGTTACTACTGAAACTATTGAATCAGGTACAACCAAGCGTTTTCCAATTACAGGAACTGTTGGTCACAAGGGTATTTGGCAAGCTGGTGAAGAATTACTAGGTAATACTGGTATTTCAACTCCAGGTTGGTTTGATGTTTCATTGGATCAACGCCCAATGGCTGCATTCTTTGAACTTGACGACATTCATCTTATGCTTACCCAATGGGATTATAGAGCTGAGTTAGCTCGTCAAGCTGGTCTTCAACTTAGCTACATCCGTGATAAGCAAATTGCTTGCATGATTGCTCAAGCTGCATTTACTCCAAACCGTAATCCATTTAGCTCAGATTACGCTGGTATGAATTATGGAACTAATCCATTCTTAACTTCAAACGCAGCATTTAACTTCCTTGGTCTTCGTGGTGCTACTTCTACACAAAGAACCGATGCAGCTCTTCTTCTTCTTGATTACTTAGAGCGTTATATGGTTCGTCTTTCTGAAATTGACGCAACTATGGGTGAAGTTTACTGCGCGGTAACTCCACAAGCTTTCCATGACATTCGTGCTCTTGGTATTGCTCGTGATGCTACTGGCCTCGTTGGTGGTGCTGGTCGTCCACTCTTCGGTGGTGTAGCTGAAGCTGGTGGTCTTGGTGCTCCACTTACTCAGAACATGTTTGGTATTACTGAAGTTCTTGAATACATGGGAGTTAAGATTATTAAGAGCAACCACCTTGCTCAACTTGACCATGCTGTTATTAGCTCAGGTTTAACAAATGTTACTGCAAACGGTCTTGACCTTACTACTGGTCAGTACAGCAATAACGACGAAGTAAATGTTATTGGTGATCTTGGAGATCCAAAGTATAACTTTAACTGGCACGGTTTCCATGGTGCTAATAATGATGATTTTGATGATCTTACTCAAATCACTTCTAACGGTACTGTAGCTACTGGTGATGTACTTAAACCAATTAAAGCCCTTATTTGGCAAAAGTCAGCTGTTTGCTCATTGCGTTTACAAGGCATGAAGGTTGAAACAGTTAAAGATGTCCGTCGTGGTACATTCTTTACCGTAAGTTCCATTATGGCTGGTGCTGGTATCTTGCGTCCAGAACTCTGTGGCGCAATTCAAGGCAACTATACCGCTGTTGCTTAATCTTAGTGTTAACTAATTACATTTTATTACTTGTACCTAGGGGGTCGAAAGGCCCCCTAGGTATTTTTTTCTCAGGAGTACTTATGTCTTTAAAACCATATAATCCAATTCAAATGTCTTCTAAAGGTCTTGGCGATACCGTAGCTAAGGTGGCAAACAAACTGGGATTTAAAAAAACCCCAGGATGTGGTTGCGAAAAACGTCAAGAAATGTTAAACAAACTTGTGCCTTATAAGCAGAAGGGGGGTAAGTAATGGGACTATACAGCTATGTAGATGCAGTTAATCACATGCTATTGTCCTCGGGTGAACACATAGTAAACGATCTTAGTACAGATCAAACTATAAAGGCAGCTGTAATGAGGGGTATAGCAAACAATAGATATGTTGCTACCTTTACTCCTGAAACAGCTGGTGTTAACGTAGGTAAGATTATCTTACCTGATACTGCTTGTTATGCTCAAGTTGTTGAACCTCTGTTCGATCCTACGACGGGGGAGGTGATCCAAACTACTATTAAGTCCAATCCAACAAGGTTGTTCAACATCACCAAGCAGACTGATATATTTGATAAGGCATTAAAAATTGAGGTTATTGTAACACTTAATAACGCAGCAAACAACTATGGTTGGGATGACATTGATTCTGCTTTACAAAGAGGAATCATGGAAACCGCTGCTAGAGAGTATCAGGCTATAACCCAAGGTGATCTAGACGTCGATAAGCGTATGGCTATGCGAGAACAATACCATCTTTCTCGTGGTCGAGCTTCTGATGTTTTTAAGAAAAATAGATCTATATTACTAGGTGATCATGGAACTAGAGCAGCTGTCGATAGACGTGGCATTCTCTCTAGTGATCCATACTTTACAAGAACGAGGTTCTAATGGCTTTTGCAAGACTTCCAATTAATACACTAAGTGGTGGCGTAGGGCGACAAGCACCTACTAAGAGACTAACCAGTGAGGCTGAAAACATAGATAACTGCCTTGTTACTCTTGAGAAGTCTGTTGAAAAAAGACCACCACTTACTTATGTATCCACCAGTACTGGAAATAGTTATCTAGATGTTGCTAATGTTGAGGTTCCTGCGGGATTAAACTTTAATACTGATAATCTTTATTTTCACTTTTTAGATATTGATGGATACAATCGTTATTGCATTATTATTAATAGAGCAGGATATACATTTGATCCTGTAGTTCAAAACTCTTTTACCCACAGTGGTCATACAATTAATCTTTCTGATTTTATAACTGTTTATAGAATTGAACCTACTCAGTGGATTAAAGAAACTGTAGATAACTCTGCTGGAATTACTAATACATCTGGGTTTAATCGAGCAGTTTATGAATACTTGACATATGGAAATAGAGCAACAACTGCTAATTATTATTTAGCAGGAGAGAATATTGTCAATGTCACACCGTCTTCTGTTAATGAAACTTTTGGCTCTACTGACTTTGATGTAGGTTTGTTATTATGGAATAAAAAAATTTCTATTGATTATTTACCAGATAATAGAAACTTAGAGACTGGTATTTCTTCAACTAACTGGATTAGTTCATTCCCAAATAATGAATACATTCACTCAGGTGATGTAATTAATTATAAGAGAACAAGTTCACCCCAAACCTTATTACCTGTTGATGAAGACTTAATTGATTCTGATCGTTATTGGATTAACGTAAGAGATGATGTTATTTTAAATATTAATCCAGATACCTTAGAGGAAGAAGAAGAAGGCCAGAGTAGAGAAAACTTTAGTGAGATTCCTCAGTTTTCAGCATCTGACGTTTATAATGATGTTAGAGATTTTAATGGCTATAGAGCCAGTAGAATGATCTATGATTACTATGACAAGCCTCATAATATTTCTATTCCTGGTGGTGGTATTGTATGGACAAAGGATCATTATTATCCAAGTTCACCCCTGCCAGCAGAAGATAGAGATGGTAATACAGACTATCTTGGATTAGGAAAAGTCTACGCTGCAAGAAATAATTACTTAACATTTCCTGCTAGTTTTTATAGAGCAACACGTTATACCAAAAATCCATACTTTGAACGACTACGGAGTGAAGGTCCTAACTCTGTAATAGACCACCGTACGTTCCCTATTTGGATCTACAAAGACTTTACAGACCAAGGTAAGTGGAAGGTTAAACACATGCCTTTGGTTCCACGGCGATCTGGAACAAGCCTTAGCAACCCTGGGCCTAAAGCTTTAGAGCGAAAAGAAACAATCCAATCAGTATCTATTTGGAAGAATAGACTTTGGATTGCTACTGAAAATACAATCATGGCAAGTCGGACTAACTCATTCTTTGATTTCTGGGTATCAGATATTTCTAATATAGTAGAAACAGATCCTATTGATATCCAAGCAAGCGTGGGTGCTTATAACAAACTGACTTATATTGTACCGTTCCAAAATATTCTAATTGTTTTGGGTGCGGGTTCGACTCAGTTTGAAGTACGAGGTGGCTCCAATGATGTAGGTATTTCTCCGTTTAACGTCGAGTTTAGACCTACTTCATTCTTTAGTACTTCTAAAGTAACAGCTCCACAGAAAATGGGTACAAATGTTTTCTTTGTAAATGATAAAAAAATGTATATGTATCTTAGTGGTAGTTCCCTTAGTGATGAGTACTCAACTTCAATGGACATTAGCCATCACTGTAGAGATTATCTTCCTTCTGATATCTCAGCATTAGGTGTTAGTTCGGCAACAAGTACTGTATTTATGGTAGATCAAAGTGCCCCTAACTATATGTATTTATTTACATTTAGAACTAATGGTGATAAGATTTCTCAGAATGCATTCCATAGATGGGTATTATCTTCTAATGATAATATTAAATCTATTAAGGCATATGAAAAAGATCTTTACATAATTAGTAAAAGACCAACTGGACCAGTTATTAATAATCTTCCTAATAAGCTTTGTGTTTATTTTGTTTCTTTAGAAACTGTACCTTACACAACACCTATGTTAGATTGGTTAATTACTAAACAACCAGAAGGTAGTTTGTTTGGAGGTAAGACAAAGATTATTCTTCCTTACTATGATCCAAATGTTAGTTATGTTTCTTTAACTAATGCTTCTTGGGGTTCAGAACGATATAAGGTTATTGCTGTAGCTTCTGGAGATATCTCTTATAATGCTTCCACTAATAATACAGAAATCTTTATTACTGGTGACTATAGGGCATATCCTGTTTCTATTGGGCGAACATATCAAATGAATGTTGAATTGTCTCAGCAAGTTTATAGATCATCTCAAGATCCTAATTCAGTTTATGAAGGCGTACTTAACCTTAAGAAGATAACTACTAGACACTTGTATTCAGGTTCATATGATTTAGTTGTTGAGCGTCGGGGTCGTTTAGATAATCCTGTTACATTCTATCCACTAGATACCAACAGCATTATAGATACTTTAGCTCAACTTAGGATAGATAGAGTTGGGGAACATTTGGTAAAGATCCTCAGCTACTCTGAGAATTGTAAAATCTTTATCAGATCATCTTATCCAACCCCGTGTAATATATCAAATATAGAGATTGTTGGTAACTTTAGATCTCTAAATACCAGCATTGAATAAGGAGAAAGCATGCCTTGTTATGATTATTTAACTACGAATTCTTCGTTATTTACAAATACAGAAGTAACTTTGCCTATTAGTGGCACTACTTATTCCTATAATTCTTTATATTGGATTTGTAATTATTCAGTTTCAACTCAGTTAAAAGTATTTAAGAAGAACTCTACAACAAGTAATACTGTTCAGTTGATTTTAAATACAGACTTTACCATTAATGAAACTAATGCTACTATTAATATTACAGCATCTTTAGTTAATTTTGATCAGATTGTGCTACAAAGATCTACCCTTAGTGATCGCATGATTACTAATTTTTCAGAAGGTGCTAAACTTACCGCTAAAGATCTTAATGATTGTTTCTATCAGTTGTTATTTGTAACTCAAGAAAAAGACTTTACTAACTCAACCGTTAATGTTAATTATTCTTTAGCAACCGCAGTTAGTGCGTGGGTAAATGGAACTTCATATACAATTGGTAGTATTGTTTCATATAACAATAAAATTTATAAATGTATCCAAGCCACCAGTAGCATTGATCCAACTAATGTTTCATTCTGGACAATGATTAATCCAACACTTAATGGATTTTATATTACAGGAACTAACTCTAGTTTAGAGTTTGACTTTAGTAATTTACAAGCTGGACATGCTATTATTTGGAATGGAACTAAGTTTGTATCTAATGCCTTTAGTGGTTCTATTTCAAATCTATCAGATGTCGATACAACTCCAGTAGCTAATAAAGATATCTTAGTATATGATACTTCTAATCCTAATGGTAATAAATGGACTGCAAAAAGTCCAACAGTTGATATTACAGTACAACAACTTATTTTTGCAGATCGAACATTTTATCCTTCAACAAACCTTTCGTGGCATAATGTAACACCACTTAATATTTCATCAATTAATCAACTTGGTGGATTTAAAAATAACTCTAATCAATGGGTAGTTACAGATCCTCCTACAGTTTATCATATTATTAAGAAAATTCTACCAGCTGAAGAAGATCCAGTTACTTATTTTACCAATGTAACCAATAGTCTTGAAGATGTTTCAGATCGTTTGTCAAATCCAGTTAAGATTAAATTAGAATGGAATTTAAATCAAGGTAGAATTAATACCGCAAAATCAGATGGTTTTGATAATCTTGGCAATTATAAATCAATGTATTGGAATAAACCCAATGAATTATACAGTGCATCTGGTTATAATTTAACAGGTCCTTTGCCACTTGTATTTCACGGAGTACAATCTGTAGATTCTCCAGTTACTAAAGTATATACAAGTCCTTATTTTAATAGAACAACTATTTCAGCAAGTGAAACATCCTATACATCAAAACTATATGGTTATGGTATTGCAGCTTTTTATCTTAGTGTACCAGAGTGTTATACAACAACACTTAAGATGCCTATATTTAGTTTAACATCTGGAGAAGAACAACTATTTTATTTACCAGTGACGTCTGGATCAAACCTTGATACTACTGGGATTAGTAATGCATTTAATTCAATCTCAGCTGAAGGTGGTACATTTAATAACGGTAATGTAAATTTTAAAGATTTTTATCTTTTACATCTCCGTGATATGTGTTTTGCTGGAGTAAGACAACCAGGTAGTTACAGTGTAAGTGCTAGTCCACAACAACGAGATAAAATTGCTCGATTAATGAAAAATTATTTTATAGCTGCGGATTACAATTTTAGTTATATTGGAAATTCTTCAACTAGTACTATAAATTATAAACGACTTGAAACAGCAGAATCAGCTATTGGTTGTATGTGGAAAATTCCTGCTACAATTATTTACTATAATAAACAATCTTTAGCAATGGCATCAACAGCTGAAGATTCAATTAATACAAGTAATAGTTTTACCAATGAAAAACCAACTGTAAGATTTCAGGGTTGGAATCGTTTACAAAAAACAGAAAATTTAGATAGTACAACTAGTAATAGATGGGAAGGTTTGTACGTTAAAGCAGATAAACTATGGACTGCTTGGCAACAACGATGGCTTACAGAAAATGCTAATACCTATGATTATCGTTTTAATGAAGCAGATATGGATTGGTTCACTAGTAATGTTGGAGTTGTAGACGCAAGTACATTAAATCCACACTTAGATTTGTACAGACAAAGTTATGATTACCCTAGTTATACAGTTAATGGTTATCTAAACGGTTACGTAGGCATTTCTGCTCATAGTGTTGTTCCATGGGCTTTTAGACCAAATGATATACACGCAGGAGGTGGACTTCCTGATAATGCTGGATATACTGGTGTTTACCAAAGTTTTGTAGATCAGAATGCTATATTTTCTAATGCTCATAACTTTGTTCCTAATCCCGAAGACGAATATGTTTTTAGGGTTGTGGCTAAGAAAGGTGTTATTAGTAATTATTTTATTGATGCACTTAGAGATAAACTTAAGTCATCAATTATCCTAGAATATGGTTTAACCGATAATGCAAATTATCAATCTAGAGTTTCTGTATCGTCAGTTACAGATATTTATAAAACTCAATATAGTCAATTAGAAGCATCTAGTGCCAGAGTCTGGTCTAAAACAGATTTATCAAAACTAAAAGTATACATTAAAAATGAATCAGTTGAAACTTATAATAATGATACTCGTTATGTAATTACCTTAGCAATTCGTGTTCCACGTTTAAAATCTTTAGGATATTCTAAAGTTTATAGAAAGTTTTCTGATACAGATACAGGACATCCACAAAGAGATAGTACTGCTGATGATACCGAAATTGACTCAGGCCCTTGGGGTTTTACATTAGGTCCTATTACTGGAGCTACAACTCCAGTCTTATTTGGTACAGAAGCAAACAATAAAAACATTAGGACTTATGATGCAATGGGAATTTTCACAATGTATCCTGAAACTGGGATTAATGCTGGTGTTAGGGCTTATGGTATTGCAGATCGTGTTGAATGTGCTGTAAAGTTTACAAACCTAGGTATTCCTAGTAATCTTTGGATTCGTTTATCTGTTTTAAATACAGATGGAACTTTAGCTTTAATTAATAGTGGTGGATTTAATTCTTTAGCAACTCAAGAATAAGGAGAAACTAATGGAGGAAAAGAATCGTAATAGTCCAACAGTTGTACTTCAATGGTTTCAGCTTATTATATTAGCTATTGGTGTTGGTGGATTTTTTATTGATATCGGAAAAAGAAGTCAATTAATTGATAAAACTG